TAATTTCTGGTTTTTTAACATCTGGAGTTGTCTTACCGAACTTTTCTTTAAACATAACAATTACTTCATCTGGAACTTGAGGACTTGTCTCCTGAAGTCTATCACATTGGTCACGAACAACTTTCAGCATATCTTTTGCAGCCATTCTTTCAGCACGAGGAAGTGCTAATTCTATAAGAATAAATCGATAGACTTTTTGATATGTTATAGCAGAAATACGATGGGCTTCTGAACGTTTTGCCCAGCTAAAAAAGCTTGAAACCGTGTTCATTATTCCGACTGATAAGCTCACTATTCCAATACATGTGCTTCCAATTTGCGAGCCATTAAATAAAGTTTGTGAACCTATTGATGCAGAACCTGCTATAGTTGACATCACAATTACTGGAATACTAATTAAGGTATTTAATCTTGTGAATCTTTTTTCTGACTTCGAGTGAAGCCAACTAAAACAGAGACATCGTTCCCCTTCATCTGATATCACCCTCTCTAGTTGAGAGTTCCATGTTATATCTCCACTTTGTTCATCCATTGTATTTTTACAATAGTAAAGTAATGGAGTGGATATATCAAAATCCATTAACAAAAAATGAACGCATTGCTCTTAAAACTCTCACTCATCAGATGGGTAATAAATCTGTTTTGGTAGCTCTCGTTAAGGTTCTTAGCCTTGTACGATTTCTAAAAAATAGTAAATTTTCGTCCGCAAAAAAGATTCGGGAGTCTGTCTTTTTTGATAAGAAGAAAAAGCATCCCGTCTTTGATGTGCCATCATCTGAATCTATTTTTAAAGCTTTAAAGCACTCTGGTGGTGGCGAATATCCTCTGACCAACCATTTGGTCTATAAACTGGGCTCGTACATAAAATCAGTGGATCCCACTCCTATTTCTTGGGGATTTGAAAATGGGGTTGAAATACTGAAGTGGCCTTTATCGACTATGGAATCTACACCAATTGGTCCACTAGTAGAAATTGGAACAGGTGCTATTCACGGTATAACCGAGGCGGGTGTTTCTGGTGTTAATGGTTTGGGAGAAGCAATTGGTGGGCCAATTGGGTTAGCAGTTGTAGCACCCTTCACAGTTGTAGCCGCTGCAGCTGCTGCATGTTTAGCACTTGCTGAAGGTGATTTTGGACAAGCAATGGTTCATGCTATAAATTTTATACCTGCAGTTGGACCAGCGATGGTAAAATTAGTAGGAAAAGCAGAGCACATGGCGGAAGTTGCAGATTCTAAGCGTGATAAAATAGAGGAGCTTCCATTTGGTCCAGAAATTGTAGAATATATACCAAAGCTTCAGGACGATTCTGAACCAGAATTTCAGGGAGGTAAACGGTTTTCAACACGTAAGCGCAGTAAAAGTAAATGGAGGACCCAACGGAAACGGTACGCCAGACGCTGAAAGAATGGGTAGCTCTCGATGATAAAGAACGCGAACTTAAAAAGCAGATTAAGATTATTCATGAACAGAAATCAAAAAATTCTGCGCTTATTCTTGAGTTTATGAGAAGCAATGAAGTAGATAATTTTTCACTGGAAGGAAATGGTGTAGGTAATATTAGTCGTTCTGTTCGAACGTCTCGTCCTGCAATTCGTCGCAATGTTCTGCGTACCCAACTTCTACTTCAGTTTGCAGATCAACCTCAGCGTGTTGCAGAGGTGCTTCGATCTATCGAAGGAATTCCAGAAGGAGCTGAAGATATGTCTGTAGGAGGAACACAGCGCGAACTATTGGTCCGTCGCATTCCTCGTGAGAAGAAGACAATGGCTATGTAAGTTTAGCAATAGCATCTTTTGCTGCTAGTTGTTCTGCTTGCTTTTTAGTAACGGATGTTCCAATTCCAAGATGTTTATTTTTATCATCTACAGCAGCCATAGTATACATATTTCCAACAGATGATAACATAATATAGGTTGGTGTTTGATGAAACTTTGCTTGATAGAGTTTTTGTAGCTGTTCTTTAAAATTACGATTATTCATTAGTATCTTAGGGATATCAATGTATGATTCGATAAGAGCTACAATAAATGAATATATATCGTGAAATTCATTTCGAGAATCAGTCCATAAGGCGCCAATAAAGGCTTCCAAAATATCACCTAGTTTCTTAGTGTTTGTACGTCCATTACATGCATCTTCATTATGGCGCGAAACAATATAGAATTTTTCAAGTCCAATTTTTAGACTTAGCGAGCCTAGCATTTCATTGCATACAACCTCCTTCTTCAGATCTGTTAGGAATCCTTCTTGCTCTGTAGGGAAACGTTCTGCTAAATAGGTCGAGACTGTTGCTCCCAAAATTGAATCACCCAGATGCTCAAGACGCTCATATGATTCGTCAAATAAATCAAGGCAATTGTCTGGTTTTGCAATAAGTTGTGTAAGTTCTCCAGTTGGAGTTGTGTACTCAGTTCGTTTAACATAAGAGGAATGAACCATAGCAGTCTGGAATAGATTAACATTTTTTACTTGATGGTTGCAGTTGTGCTTAGAAAGGATCGCTTGTATATCTGTTTTGGTAAACAAGCGATTTTTAGAATTGTATGGATTGTAAAGTTGTAGCATTTATGAACGATGTTTTCTGTGTCTACGATGAGTTCGTTTTCTACGAGCTCCAACTTCAGGTCTCTTTAAAGTAGCCCGAACCACTGTATCAACCTTATTCCAATTCTGTAAAAACAGAGCTGCCTCGTCGGGCTTCATAATTTTGAGTGCTTTTGTAAGCTGTGCCTCAATTATCGGCTCATTTTTTTCGATTAGACCTGGAATTTTTGCGATTGCCATTCTTCGTGCGGAGTCTGCGGCGGCTTGTAGAAAACTTGCCATTCTTCTTAATTCTACGCGTTCTTTTTCTTTTTCCCCCTGTTCCAACTCCAAGATGAGGAAATGCTTGTTTTGCATATGCCAGATCAATAAAATCATTATAATCTTTTTTAGATCTAACGCGTTGTTGATACCATTCAGGTTCTCCTGTTTTTAAGCGTCTACTCATTGGGAATATGATACCATCTTTTATCGCGTATTTTGCATACATGTAGTCAATGTTTTTAAGTAATTTATCAACACCTCCTAGAAGCCATAGTTTTGAACCTGCTTGCAAATTTTCCACAAGAGGCTGTAACCGAGTTTTAATATTAGTTAATTGTTGAGCTTTCCATGCTTCTACGGGTTGTTGTGATGCCATAAGAAAATCTCTAACAAGAGATGTCTGGCCGTTTTTTAAAGGTTGAAGAAGACTGTTAATAAAATTCTTAATCAAAGGCTCATTTATAGGGGGGGTATCAACTATTCCGTGATCACTGTAGAATGGTGATACAAAAAGTAGAGTATCTTTTTTAGGATAGTTGCATTCTGCATGAGCAAGATCATAGTTCATCTGATAAAACTCTCTGTCTCCTCTATCTTCTCTATCATCATATGAACTTCCAGCTGATCCTCGAGGATCTACGTCTGCGGCTTCATCAATTATTCCGTGAAAAATAAGAGCTGCGGCTGCAGGTAAAATATGTTCACATTGAACACTTGATCTTCTAGAAGGTCCACTGACCTTTGGGTCATAGTTTAATTGAAATCCACATAGCCAACAATTTACTGGCTTACCTGCAGGTATTCTATCATAAATAAATTTACATTGTGCAGAAGCTTTTGCACCTGGTTCTATAGCACTATCTCTAAAATTATGAGTTTTAAATTCTTCTATACCATCACTCACGGCTGTCAATAATTGTATCTGTGTTTTTGTAGTAATATCACCTGGAATATCACTAATAATTGGAGAACGTAACAAATCTATTTCATTTGTTCCTGGTTTAAAAACTTGCTTATATTGAGTAAGTACAAAATCAAAATCATAATTTTGTATGATTGCCAATAAATCAGATGGTCCAAAAGTTTCCAAAAATGATCTAGGTTGTTTAGATTTTTCAGAAAAGTCCTTTATCTCCTCTTGACTGAATGGCAAAATAGACGGTGCTCGTTGTAAAGACATCACTGTTGTTTTACAATGCGATTAAAACTATACTCATTTGTTACAAGCTTTTTAGTTTGCTCAGCAATAATGTGCTCCAAACATGTTTCATATGATGGATTCTTTACAGTTTCAAAATAAGACTGTAGATGAGACTGCAAATCTTTCTTAGAAAGTCCCCATGGTTTATTTGATCCAGGTGGAATGATTTGAATTGTAGAACCATCATCTTCCAGTTTCAGTTTATTAATTGCTGAAAACTCATCTAGTTTTACAATTTGAGCCATTTCATCTTCTACACAACGACGTGTCTCGCGTAGTTGATAGATTCTCTGATTGATTTCATGAAGCTGATTATCAACCTTCTGATAGCGCTTGAGGCATTCCTTGAGTTCTGCAATTGCTGACATTTTCTAGTATAAGTTACATTCAAATAACTAATCCGTTTTCAGTATAATGGAGTTTGATGCTCGTGAAATCGAGAATCTTCGTAAAGTTTATAATGAAGAGTATCCGGAAACACCTATTCCAAAAGGAGACTTAGGAAAGGTGTGGAAGACGATAAAAGAAAGAATGCATTCTATTTGCAGTAATAGAGCCACTGAGTGTGTTGTTACATCTTTGATGAAAAGACCAGATGCTCCAAAATCTTGGGCTTCAAATAATGAGGAATGGTTGTCATCGATTGATATAGACAAATTGGAGAATGAATTTGCAAGAGTCATTTCATCCTATTATTATGTTGGATCGGTACCAATTAATTTTGATGATAAATCGGAAACCGGAACATGTTTAGTTGACTCGCTGTGCTCACTTAAGATACGTAGTTTATACGATAAAGGATATACTAAAATTGGTATAATTTTTAATACAGACAAGGATACAGGTAAGGGACAACATTGGATTGCTGGTTTTTGCGACATTCGACCTGAGTTGAAATATCCAAGATTTACGTACTTTGATTCATA